AGTGGTACCAAGCACCTATCCTTACCTTCATATATCTATTTATATTTTTAAGCTAAAATTATTCATATTCCTCTCCTTTCATTTTCGGAAAATACTTTAATATTCCAACCCATTTGTTTCAATCCAGACATACACATTTGAAAAAATTCCACTTTTACCTTCTGTTTCCTTAATATACCTTTCATTTGCTTTACTTTCTTATCTTTTGGGAGATAATACTTTTCAATTTCTGTCTTTGTTAAACCTCTATCTTCATCAAATCTATAGTGATCATAACACTCTCCAGCAAGCACTTCCATTAACTCTTCCAGTTTTTCATATGCCATTTTCTCTCTGTTGTATAAATCTTGGTATTTTATTACCTGGAAAGCATTTTCTTTTAGCTTCTCCTGAAGGTCTAATTCATTAAAAGACACCATCTCCAATATGGGATGTTCTTTCATCAATTCTCTTAATATTACTTCTCTCTCATCTTCCATTTACATAATATAACACATTCGTACAGTATTGTAAACTTGATTTACAACTTCAGAATTTTAGTGTATAATAATTGTATGAATATTTATGAAAGGAGTGTTGATAGTGATGATGGAATTGGAATTGGAATGTTACGCTGTAATTAGGAAAGGTAATAAATGGTCATTAGGGAAGATTGAAGGCTTAGAATTCATATCTCATAAGAAGATAAAAAAATTAGGTGATGTAAAAGATGTGTCCTCATATGTTTCCCTCAAAAAATATTTGGCTGACAATGAAATGGATGCTTCATTAGAGGGATTTATATTAAAAGAGATGGAATGTGATAGTATGTATATTCTAACAAGTGAAAAATCATATGAATGGGATAAGAATTGGTGGAAGGAGTACAATGCTGAATGTATGAAATGTTCTAAGGACTGCAAACAAAGTTATTTAGCCGATATATGGAGTTGTAAAGATTATGACGGAGAGTAAAATTACAGAATATCCAAATGGTGATAAAAAATGGTACTTAAATGGTAAACTTCATAGAACAGATGGTCCTGCTATAGAATGTATTAATGGTGATAAGGAATGGTACTTGAATGGTGAACATCATAGAGGAGACGGACTTCCCGCTATAGAATATATAGATAGTACTAAAATATGGTGCCTGAATAATGAACTTCATAGGGAAGATGGCCCTGCTATAGAATATGCTAATGGTGATAAAAGATGGTTCCTAAATGGTAAACCAGTAACGCAAAACGAAGTAGAATGGAATGCTATAAAGGACTTATTTGTGCTATGATAGAAAAGAATTTAGATAGTGATTTCCTTGAGAAACTTATGATCAAGGCTATGTTAGTGGACAAAAGGTTCCTTGCCATATGTTCTTCTGTGTTTGAACCTGAATACTTTGATAATTCCTCCGCTTCTGCAATATTCAAATACACTTCCGACTACTTAGAAGAATATAATGGTATACCAGAAATGCTATCCATAATAAATTCCACTAAAGATGGTGATAGACAAGAGATAAAGGATTTTCTATCTGATGTGAATTCTGTTGATTTTAATATATCTAAGAATTATGATTTTCTATTCACCCAAACTAATGGATACCTTAAAGTCCAATCATTAAAAAAAGCAATCATGGATTCTGTTAATATTATTGATGAGGGTTCTGATGTAGAAGCTATAAGAGAAAAAATTGAAAATGCTCTATCTAAAGACCTTAAAATAGATTTGGGTTTGAAATATTTTGAGGATTTAGGGGAGCGTTTAAGAAGAATATTTACAGCAAGTAACATAAGGGTGCCCACATTTTTTCCTGTTTTTGATGAATTTATTTCAGGGGGGTTTCCACCATTCACATTATCAGTTTTGGTTGCTCGTATACATGGATTTAAGTCAAACCTACTAGCCAATTTTGCTACCCGCCAAGTATTACATGGTAAGAATGTAGTACTCATGACCCTTGAAATGGCACAAGATGCTTTCGCTCAAAGGTTTGACTCAATTTATTCCTTATCTGATATCAATAGAATGTATGTATCTGATGCGTATAAGATAAAATTAACCAAGGCTCTAAAGGAAGTAAAGGCAACGGAAGGAAGAGGTGAATTATTCATTAAGCAATTCCCTACTGGTGATGCTTCCGTGAGAGATTTTAAAACATACCTAAGAGAGTTACTGATAAGGGATATAAAGCCTGATATTTTGATGTGTGATTATATAAATCTTATGAAACCCGCAATGAAAGGTAATGAGGGTATATATTCTTCTGTTAAAAGGATAGCGGAAGAACTTCGTGCTCTAAGTTTTGAATTTGAAGTTCCCGTTTTATCAGTAAGTCAATTAAACAGAGAGGGAGGGTTTGTAGGATTTGAAGAATTGAGTTTTAATTATATAGCAGAATCATTAGGATTACCGGCAACAGCGGATTTTATGGCTATAATGGGTGTTGATGAGGATAGTTTAGTATATGAATCTGAACTGCATGGAAAGATAGTAAAGAATAGACTTGGAGGTAGAGTGGGGGAAAGGTTTACTATGTATTACGATTCTAGAACTCTAAAGATGTGGGATGAGTCGGAACTTAATGATTGGATTTTAGCAGGGGGAAAATCTGGAGATGAAAGAAATTTATTTGAGCCAGGAGAAAGAGGAAGGCAAACAAACGGAAGGAGAAGAAATGCCAATTAAAAAGGTAATAGGTGCTCTTTTATTAATGATGACCTTGGTAATAGCTAATTCATGGTTGTTTATTGTATTGGGTTTTGGTGCTCTTGTTCATCTTTATAGTATATTATTGGTGATTTTCATGGGAGTAGTTGGAATATATTGGTTATTCTCATGAAAGAAACTAATCAAACATATGTAGATGTTTCCAGAGTCAATGTGTTTCCTATAACTTGTAAGGATGCTAAACCTATAATAGTTAATAATCATTACTCTCATAAATGGACTTCTTGTAGGTATGCTTATGGTGTTTATTATGATGAAATATTGATAGGTTGTGTTGTGTATGGCCCACCTGTAGGAAGACAAGTAGTTGATTCCATTACCAAAACAATACCTTTAGAAAGAAAAGGAGTTATGGAGCTTACTCGTCTTTGGGTAGCTGATGGTTATGGTACTAATATTGAGTCTTATAGCATAGGTCAGACCTTCAAATATCTAAGAAAGGGAGGTATAAAGGTAATAATATCATATGCTGACCCTAATGTAGGGCATCTTGGTAAAATATATCAAGCAACAAATTTTATATATCAAGGTAATCAAATAATGTTGGTAACGGCATACAAGTTTACAGTTAAAGGAGAAGTTCTACATCCAAGAACAGTGGTTGCTCGTTATGGAAGTATAAAGGATGTGGTATTGAGAGAAGTCGATCCCAATTACACAAAGAAAGAGGATTTAAGGAAGCATCGTTACATTTATATATTGGCAGGTAAGAAGGAAAGAAAGGCTATAATAGATGATCTTAAACATGAAAAGAAGGAGTATGTAAAATGAAGTTTAAATATTTAGTGTTAGGGAATCATCCTATATCGAAATATGTTAATAAGAGATGTTTAACGGGAGAAGAAGCAAATAATGTAAAGAATGAATTAGTAGCTATAGGATATGAAGTCATAATAGAAACTATAAAGGAGGAGAACAATGAAAGATAAAGAATTGAGAAAGGCTATATCACTTGATGGTAATGAATTTGATTCATCCTATAATATACCTCGTAGAAACATGACTGATATAAAGAGGATGCAAGATGAGATATATTTACTAAGAAAACATGTGACATTACTAACAGATAAGATAGGATATGAGTTTAGGTATCAAAATAGTTATCCTGACGTTGAGTTAATTGAGGTTCCAAAAAATTATCCAGAAAAATATCCCGATAAAGATGTAGAGGAAGCATGCCCTCACTTTATATACCCCCACTTTGTATGCCCTTATGAAGGATCTCTAAAAGAAGAGGTAGTCGTAACACCAAATCCATCAAGAAAGGAACATCCATAAAAGAGGGGGTTTGCAATATGTTGATAAAAAATAAAGGAACACAACTGAAAATAGACTCTGATAAAGACAATCCTGACTTCACTATAAAAACTAATTTATTTGTAAAGAGTATATGGTATAGGATTACCTTAGCATATTCAACCCTTTTCAATAATGTGGAAATAACTTCTGTATGCAATTTCAATAATAATAAAGAAGTTGAACAAACCATAGATGTATTGAAAAGTATGATTGATATACCGACCTTCAATGTTATGAGATCTTTACCTGAAGCAATTTTACCTACTAAGGCCCATGCAAGTGATGTGGGGTATGATCTTTATTCCCCTATAGAATTTAGATTGAACCCGGGTGAAACAAGACGTATAGACTTTGGTATCATTATAGATATAGACCCGGGATATGAAATACAGGTTAGAAATAGGTCAGGAATTGTATGGAAATATAATACTATGATGGCTATAGGTACAGGTACTATAGATGAATCTTACAGAGGTCATATAATGGCCCCATTCTATAATTTCGGTAGAGAACAAATGCAATTCAGTCGTGGGGACCGTTTAGCACAATTGGTAATAAAGAAAACAGAAGGGGTGATATTGAAAGAAGGAAAGGTAAATTTAGATACAGAAAGGAAGGATAATGGCTTTGGTTCTTCTGGAAAATGAATCGTAAACAACAATTAATGCTTAAATTATTGAATAAGAGAATACAGATGTGTGAAAGATGCGGGCTTCATAGTGGTGGTAGATGTTCTCCATACTTTACAAATGAATCCAAATTTACAATCATAGGCGAAGCACCCGGTAAAAATGAAGTGAACGACAATACTCCATTTTGTGGTACCGCTGGTAAGTATTTATGGGACATTATGAATTTATACGGGTTTCGTAGAGAGGAATTCCTTATTATCAATAGTGTAAATTGTAGACCTGTAAAGGATAATAAGAACGGTAAACCAACATACAAGGAAATGGAAGCATGTAAAGGATGGCTCTACAAATACCTTAGAGTATTGTTACCAGAAGCCGTATTAATATTAGGTAATTATGCCATGTATTCAATGATAAATGAGAGTCAAGGAATTATGGGTTACAATGGTGATGTTATAGATCTTCATAAGTACCATACCAAAGGAGTGCTAAGTGTCCATCCAAGTTTATGTATCTATCGTGGTTCAGAAGGTAAACAAATGTTAAATGATAGTGTAAAAAAGTTTAAGGAGGTTGTGGATAATGACTGATAATGGTTCTTTTATTGTATTTGGAGTATTT